ATCAGTATAGTGTTCTGAACCTTCAGCATCTAAAGCAGATGCCAATGCATTTCTTAACTCTTGTGCAGAAATCATATTAGCCTATTGTTTTTTCAATTACGCTCCTACCATGCGTATCAACAACTGATGAACGGATAGAACCATAAAGCATTCTTTCTTGTCTGTCAATTGCTTCTCTAGCTTGTTTCTCAACAAGTTGTTTACGCATTCCTTCAGGGCTTTGAGAAACAGAAATACCTTCCTGCTTCGCTCTTGCAATAATTTGCATATCTGAAAGCCTTGAAATTGATTGTTGAGCTTCAACCATTTTCTGTGCCCATGTCGCATCAATATTTAATGCAGACTCCATGTTTTCATAAAAAGCAATACCAAATTGGCTATGCCCTCTTAAATAATCAACAAGAGACTTTGACTGAACTTTAACCGAAGATACGGAAATAACCTGTATACCTTTTTGGCCCTTCTTCTTAGTTCTAATAAGAGGAACAAATCTTACTGCTCCACCTGGAGGCAATTCTTCAATTCCTCTTTTCTTATCTCCGTGAATAGAGAAGTTAAAAGAGAATGCAAAAAATACTACAGGAACATCTAGCCAATCTTCTTCTAAATCTGTTACATAATCAATGTCTTCTTGAAGATCAGCTTTTGATCTTGATACAGAAAGCTTATTGATTTGGTTCATGAACTTCTCTTCCATTTCCTTCATCATCTTCTGAACTAAGGAAATTGGTAAAGATTCTTCTGTTTTTTCAATTTGTTTTGATCCGATAGTAGCCTCTATAACCAAATCTTCTTGTTCATTAGCTACATCAAATACATTGCTTGTATCCTGAGTAGTTTCAAGATTCAAGTCTTCTTCTGTTGTTTTCTTTTTTACTGCCATGATTTTTTTTGTTTAAAAAAGGAGAGAGCCGAAGCCCTCTCCCGTTATTCTAGGTTTGATTATGGTTGGTAATCGATCCAAGCACAAGCTAGTGGATTGTAGAACTCAACACCCATGTTGCAGTCTACCCACATATCGCCATAACGCTTAGGAACTCCGTCTTCCAATTTCAACGTATCCCCTGAACGCTCACCCCATAACTGAGTACGAGTGATGTTCTTCATATCTAGGATAGCGATACGGTTTTCGAAAGAACCAGGGAATGAAGCACGGTCCTCAAATCTCTTGTAAGGTACAAGAACGATACGAGAAGAACCAAGGTTAACTTCTTTCAAGTTCAACAAAGCGATCTCGTCATTTGGAGCGTAACGTGTCAACTCTTCTTTGTACGCCAAAGAAAGGGTACGGTGAAGACGAGGAGTCATGAACGCCATACGAGCAGCACCATACTGACCATATTCAGAAGATAATACCATATCTTCGAATGCATCAACCAAAGTAGCAGCTGTAGCAAGAGCGTTAGGAGAACCTGCCTCTAACATTCCTGTGAACACACCACCTGTAGTTTTTGCAGGAGTACCGTTCTGTGTAGGGATCTCACCTTTTTGACCTGTCCAAAATGCATTGGAGATATCAATACGGTGTTGGTTGAACATAGCATTTTTCTCCATCTCTAAGAAGTTAGATGTAGTTGCCATGTTTTTCAACTTGTGCAATTCAACTTCTGAGTAACGGATAGCTTTGTTAAACAACTGAACGTAGTTAGAACGCTCGATTGTTGAAGCACGGAAATACTGAGCGAAACCTTCAGAACCATCGTAATCAACAGTTGATACGTTAGCAAGGATATCGTCAGTGTTAACTGCAGGTAGAGTATCACCATTGTAAGGAGAAACTGTAATTGTCAACAAAGAGCTGTCAACAGAAACAACATTACCTTTTTGTCCGTTAGGATAAGAGATAATTGTGTTTGTTGAGATGTTGTTAACAGAAGATACAGAGATCACCTGAGTTGTAGGGAAAGAAACTGAAGCAGCTGCTGCTGTAGCTACAAGTGGCTCACGCTGATAAGCCATCTCTTGGTAGAAATACTCATCAGAGTTTACTTGTTTAGCAGGAACCATGTTCAACAATTTCAAATCCATGAACTGCTGTGGTGAAGCATCAAAGATTGCACGATTTGTTAACTTTTGTACCAACAATGAAATATCATGTCCGTACAACGCTGCATACTCCGAACCAACGGAGTTAAGATTCACATTGCTGAATCTTGAACTTGAGTCATTATATAACGCCATTTTTTATTTGTTTTGCATTATTACTTACTATGCGTAAGGATCATTCTTAAATACGCCACTCAAGTGTCCTAATTGGTCCATTGAAACGCCAGGCATATTACCTGTTGATTTTTGTTTCTTAATAGACTTTGGACTTGAGTCAACTAATTTTTGATTCGCCCTACTTTCACCTCTACGTTCAGAAATCTTCTTGACAGATTCCAACATTTTCTTCCCATACATCGCATATGCAACTAGCTCTGCAGCATCATCGTTATACGATCCATCTGAGTTCATAAACAAATTGTCCACCTTCCCATCAACCAAGATGTTCCTAATCTTTGCGATTTCGGACTTACTGAAGTCAGGGTAAGCCTTACTTAGATTGTCTACGGAAAGCATAGCACTTTTCTTCATTGCCTGAAATTCATTTTTCTGACGAGAAAGGTACTGCTCACGCTCCTGATCTAATGCTTGTTTGTCATCAGAGAACATTCGTTTTGTTGTCTTTGCCAATAAATTTAACTTACTTTGGAATTCCTTGTCATCGATATCATCGCTCTCAAGCTCTTCAACCAACTCTTGGTATTCTTCCGGTAAGTAATGCTGAACTAGGTTCTCAACTTCTTGATTTTTCCAATCAGATGAAAAGTCCAGTCTTTTATGCATTTCAAAAGCACTCATATGGTCATCACCATTTGCCCACAATTGAACCGCCATTTTAATCTCAGGTGGCATAGCCTGAAGGTCTGCTGATAAAGCTTCAAAATCTTTCTTTACCTCAGAACCCTCTTGAGCCTGATTTCTCCAAGCATCTACAGAAGAAAAGAATTTATTGACATCATTCAAACCATAATGACTATTCAAGAAATTTACCATTTCTTTCGGAGCCTCAAAAGGAACTCTTATTTCCTTCTGTTTCTTAGGCGTTTTCATTATGCCAAAGATGTCATCATCTTCTTCCTCTTCTTCTTCTGATTCCTCCGATTCTTCATCGTCATCATCATCTGCTTGAGAGCTACTATTGCCTAGGGCAGCCATCAAGTCTTGGTACTCTTGCGAGCTTGCGAATCCCGGATCTAATGCCGCTAAAGATTCAATTTGTCGAAGTTGGTCCTGCATCTCAGGGGTGAAATCCTCTATGCCCTGGACTTCACCACCACTAAGATCATTTACAGCGTTTTCAACTTCTTTGTCAAAGATGTCATCACTCATATTAATCTATTTTTAGTCAAAAATAACAATTTATTATATACCTTTCTTTTTTAGTGCTTCTCTTTCGTTCTTAGCAGCTTCTTTTAAGGCAATTTTTTCCATTTCTTGCTGATGAGTAATATCATTCATACCCAAAGCTTCCATTTTTGCTTGCTCTTGTTGTTGCATAGCTTGTTGCTGAGCATTAGCTTGATTTATTTGACCTTGAGTATCAGCTTGAGTCATGGCCTTGTCAGTCATGGCTTGTGCTTGATTTTTATCTTTATTATATTTTCTTAATGAATCTGCTATTAAATCAGGATTTGCTCTATTGAACAAATTAGAGAAAATGTTCTGATCAATCATTCCTGCTTGAAGCAAAGTAAATAATAATTGATTACCATTTGTAACACCTTGCTCAGGTGACTCAGTTCTATTAATAAATATTCTATAATCTTGAAGCAAATTATCTTCTGATAGTCTAATGTCTTGTAATCCTTTATCTCCAACCATAATAGCTAGTCTTCTAGGATTATCAAAATAAACAGCTTTACCAACTGTTGCCATATGCTCATAAGCCTGGCGAAGTATCGATGTCAATGCCCAATAGAATGGTTCCTGAACCAAAGATCCTCTTTGAATCTGTGCCTCAATTACACCAACTAGCATATCATTACCACCTTGTGTACCGGTCATCGCCTCATTAACTCCTGTAACATCTTGAATACTTTGTTGTACCTCTTTGATTACTTGGAACATCTGAAGTGTTCCCTGCCCAACATTTGTACCATATGTACCAATAGCATTCTGTACAGAACCAACTCGGTCAGTATCTACGAAGATTGGTTTTGAAGCATTAATGTTTCTATTGATTTCCGCTTCACCATCTCTATCGTCTACAGCTGATTTAGAGATAACAGTACCTGTACCTCTCATGCTTGACATATGAGATTCTACAACTGATAATGTTCTATTCAAGAATCTTTGTGGATCAATAACATCATCAAGTGGAGTTAATACTTCTCCTCTATCATAAACCCAAGTATAACACTTATAAGGGAATTTAACATTTGATGGATCGTATAAGTTTTTCTCTTGGTAAGGATAAACACCCCATTCAAGAACAATATCTCCTTCAATATCCCCAACTTCTCTCTGAGGAATGATAATACAGTAACGAAGAATATCAACATAAATTTTATGTTTCTTCGCTGTACCCATTTCTTTGATATGCTTCTCTGTAGGTGGATCAATCAAATCCTTATCAGTATATTTTGATTCAGGATTATTAATCATTGTGTAATATGGATAGCCATACTCATCTTTTACCCAACCATACTCTCTCTGCTCAACATCTTTCCAATACGTTTCATATACTGGTATTTTTCCTGCTGCTTGAGTATAAATACCATTAATGATTTTATGTATTTGGTTATTCTTGTTTACGCTGTAATTCTCAATGGATTCTCTTTGTTCTCTTGTTAAGTCAGGATAAGTCTCAAACAAACTAGGAACATCCATGTATGACCATTCATACATATATTCAGAGTCTGAAAGATCCGGCTTCTTAGCTGACATATCCCATCCAAAGAATAATGGATTTACAGATTCACCAACGTAATTTCCGTTTCTTTCATATCCCTTGTAAATGCCAAGACCACTTAATGCCAAGTTTCTAGTGATTTGAACTTTAAGCTCATCAAGGTTAATTTCCTCAGCGATATACTTCAATAAGTTGTTGATGTCTTTTTCGTAATCCTCAACAAATGAGTTATAGAAAAATTCTTTTGTTTCAAATTCAGTATCTTGAATTGGCTCAACTTCTGAAATAATATCTTTAAAGAAAGGAAATGCATTTGATAGATTATGCATTGCCATTAGCTTTTCTAAATCTTTCTCTCTTTTGTTTATTACAAAATCAGAAATACAATTTGCTTTGGCATCATAAGAAAGGCGAATAGCATTACCAACATACTGCTGAACCATTGGCTTGATTACGTTCTTTGTCCATCTAAGGCGGTTACGAACATCACCTGATTCATCTAGGAAGAATGCTTCAATATCTTCATCTAAAATCCACTGACCATCACTTCCCTTGAAGAATGACCAGTTGACTAGACATTTGTTAATGTACTTTCTGTACAAGAAATTACTCATAGCCGAAAGACACCATCTAGCATAATCTCTATGATAATCTTTATCTTTCTTTGCTGTAAGTCTGTTAGGTCTAATCTGACCTGATCCGAAGATAAAACTCATACTTATCTTAATACATCATTAATACCCACCATAACTTGTTTTTTGCTCTTCCTTTCAATAGTTTTAACACCATATGCCGTTTCAAGTCTTTGAATCATATCCGGCAGCTCCATGTGAACTTTTACAACGAGATCAGTATATTTCTTTTTCTCATCAATGTCCATAGTTGCTAGAGTCTGAGCATCCAACATTATCATGTCATTTAAAACCTCAAACATATACTGGCTCATCAACTTTGCTCTCAACCTGTATTCAGGATTGTAAAGCTCCATCTTACGAATTCCAAGTATAAGCTCTTCAGGTATATCTCCGTTGATCAACCCTTGAAGATCTTTGTTTTTGTTGTAATATTTTCCGTAAACAAGTTCCAAAGCTTTAAAAAGCTTATCTCTTTTGCTTAGTTTGTAAATAGGAGAGGTTCTATTTCCTATCAACCAACAAAGTCTTACCTCTTTTACTTTTAAGTTCTTAAACTCAGGAACATCAGCTAACTCAGGATACTCTAATCTTAAATCACCATCGCTCTCAAGACCAAAAAGAACTATATCAACTTCTTTTTCTTCTGCCATACTTTAAAATAAGGGTAGAGGCAAAAGCCCCTACCCCACAAATATAGCATTTTTCAATTAAACTTGAGGACAACCCAAGTAATCAGCTACAGGAGTGTAAGATCCATCAAGGATATCTGTTAACAAAGTAACCGCAGCAGCAGTACCAGCATCAGCTGAATTCAAGTAAACAAGTGAGTTTACAGGGCGAATAACTTGAAGACCTGTAACAGCATTGTGACGAACAAGTCTTCTGTAACGGATGATGAAACGATTGTAAGTAGCACCTGCAACAACCAAAGAAGCGTTGTTTACATATCCAAGTACTTCAGCTGAAGAACCAACTGGCTCAACCCATGCAACAGTTGTAGAAATAACCGCACCTGAAGGAGCAGTAATTTGCAATTGACCTGCAAAAGCAGAATTAGCAGTAATTGTCAACTCGTTAGTACCTGCGTTGTAAGATGCAGTAAAGAATGCATTTACATCAGCAGCAATACGAGCAGCAAACAAAGCACCAAGCTCATCAACTGTAGGAGTAGCATCTACACCAACTGTGTAAGTACGAGTTTGGAAGATAGCACCTGTTTCTTGTCCTCCTGCAAAGAAATTAGTCACATATGGGCCATAAACAGTCAAAACATATTGACTATTAGCAACCATAGTAACACCTGTAAGAGTTACTTTTTGAACATTTGCTGTACCTGCAGCATAAGGATCATAGCTGAAAGATAAAAGGTCTGAAGCTTTCACTTGGATAGCAACATTTCCTCCTTCATCCAACACTGTAAGGAGACCTGATGCAAGAGCTGTGTCTGCAGCAAGTGGAGTTTCTAACACTGATACCGCATCAATGTTGTCAATTTTTGGTAATCTGTACGAAATTGGCATCGTAAATAATTTTTATACACGGATAATAATCTGTGTGGTTTATACTAAAACCATGCACTGTGCATAGCACTGCAAATATAATTTATTTTTTTATTGAAAAATTTTTGGTTTCGACATAACTTCTTTCTTTTTTTCTTTTATTTTCTTTTTCTTTTCTTTTGCTTCTTTTCTTTTCTTTTTCTTTTTTTTCTTTTTTTCTTTCTTAAAATTCATTAGTTTTGACACTCTTGACACAGTGTATTACTTTTGGACTGAAACCCATGCTTTATTAGATTCCTTCGAAAGAGTATGGGTTTTTAATTTATTGACATGGAAGAATTTAAAGTTGTTTGTGTAAATGATAGATTTAAACCAAATGAGTTTCCATCTGAATTTTGGATAAAAAAAGGTGAAGTATATACCATTGCGGATTCCAAATTTATGGCAAATCAAAATATGTCTATTGGATATAAATTTTATGAAATAAATATACCTGAAGATTCTAAATATCAATACTTTGCGGCTAATAGGTTCAAGCCTTACTCCAATAAAGATGAAGAAGCAAAATTAGCAGTTGAAGAGCTAATAAAAGAAACTTTACAAGTGCAGGAAGTTAATTGAGTACCTCATCAACATATAGCAGCAATAAACTTCAGCAAATCTTAGAAAACAAGACACAACACTTTATCATTAAATCTTTCTTAACTACTGCGTTTGAATATGATCGCAAAATACCTGAATACTGGATATATTGGTATAATGAGAACAAAGGTGTAGACGAAGAAAATCCTCAATATAGATTTTTGTCAAATAAAAAAATGAATAAGAAAGAATTACGTTTTTTTTATGACAACATAAAGTTTTATAAAATAGAAATAGACGGAACAGATGGAACCGTTTGGAGCAATAACCAAATTGGTTTTGAAAAGAACAAAGTGGTATTCAAGCAGTTAAAGTTTTGGTATTAATCTAATACTTTAAGTATTCTACCTGTTGTTTTATCTACTCTAGCTCTTTTTATCTTAAAGTTTGTTTCTTTAGATTGAACAAATTTAATAATCACATTGTGTTCTGTATCTTTAACCTTCATGTTTTCAGGCTCATACCTTGAGTGAGCTACAGCATTGATATAAGAGAATGTTATGGCAAATATAGCATCATCATAATCGTATCTAGTATCAGCTGCCTGGTATCTTGTTTGCCTGTGACTATTCTGAGATTTTAAATCTTTTTCTACAAAAGTTTTCATTTGTTCCCAAAACCAAGGCACATCAATATTGTCTGCAAAGCCATCTAAAAGCTCTTCTGTCTTAGCGATAATTCTAGGAGCTGTATCTGCTTTATTTGATACTCCAAACCATTTACTTCCCATTTTATGAAAGTATTCAGGTAGTTGAGCATTGGCAGTGAACTTTGATTTAAAGCCAAGAGTCTCTTGAAAATCAACGTGCATATCACCAATATTGTTTTCAATTAATTCTTTAACTCCACCACGGTTAATTTGGTCATAATAAAGACTTTGCAACAATACTTGAAGGTATGTGTATTTAAACTTCCTATCCCTATGAAATACTACAGATGACACAGTATTCTTTAATGAATCCCATATAGCACTACACATCATTGAGTGACCTGTCTCTGAGTTGATTGGATCGGTTCCTTGATACCATCTATTCTTCCATGCTTCTCCTACCGGTGGATGATGAACTATCATAGCTGTAGTAGAAACATCTTCTCTAGATCCTGTAGGAACCCATTTAGCACCTATCACTCTATGATCAGTAATTAAATCAGGAGTAGGCTTGCTATAGTCTAATATAGGCTCAAAATATCCATATTCAATTGGAGTATCTTTCCCATATATTTCATTCAATCGTTTGTTACAAGAATGTATTGGCCATAAAGTTCTCGACTTACGGATGAACATATCATCGATTGTGATTGGGTAGTGCTGATGGAACTGAACTTTGGCAGCTTCACCTTTTTTTGTTCCTTCAAGGGCCAAGTATGCTTTTCGCTCGTTTTGAATGTGCTTGTCATCAACTCCTCGCCTTGCATAAGCGTTGAAGAATATAGGTATAATTCCGTATTCATAATTTGCTTCTTTCCATTGCTTAAGACACATTTTAAATTCTGATTCAAACACAGATCCACCTTTGTCCATTTCACCTCCTGTTCCCCAGGCTATGAACTGCTGTTGCATGGTCATCTTCTTTGTCTCAGGATCGTATTTAAATAAGGCAGGTCTACCTTCACGCATCATCTCTCCAAAGATGTCAAATAAACCAATCTCATCGACAAATACAGCTGATGGAGATCCACCATTGATTGAATCAATCGCAGGGCTGTCTACCTGGAATCGAGAAGCACCACCATCGTCACGACCTTTCTTGTCTCCTTTCTTATCAAAAGACATTACTTGATCAGTCCAGTTCTTTACCTCTTGAGCTATGTAATCAGGAATCTTGGTATAT